TGTTTACTATATCTTTGAATTTAAATTTTACAAAATCACTTACATCTTCTGGTAAATCTTTTCCATATGGATGTATATTAATTTTATCTGTAGCAATTGATTTATAATTTTCTCCTGGAATACCAGTAGAACCAAGATTCTTTTTTATTATTCCCAATCCTGAACCATCTGTAGTAGTATCAGTTACTAAACCAAAAATATTCTGCTTTCCCGCGTCTCCTATTTGAGTAGTTATTTTACCAAATTTTTCTAAACCTTTACGGTGGGCCTCTACTGACTTATTAAGTTGATCTATTTCAGTTAAATCTTTATCAAATAGTCGTATTTGTTCTTCATAGGCATTACCTGCAGATTCCCACGCTTTATCATCTATTTCTGCTCCAGGTTCAGGTGAAAATGCTGCAAAATCTGATAAACGGGGTTCTCCAGCTGTAAGTTCTCTACCATGACTTGGTAACGGTGAACTATGTGGTAAATATTTTCCACCAAGTTCACCATAAGCTAATGCTTTATATTTATGTATTGCACTTACACCTTCTCCACCTACTCCTTTTGATCCATCTTGTATATGGATAGATCCCTTACCAAATGCACCTCTTTGACTAAAAGTAGTTTGAGTTGGAATTTTTGGTGGTCGTCCAAATGGAGTTGCAGATGCTACAAAACCAGCAAGTCCACTAATAGAACCACCAGCTATAAACTTACCTGTTAAATATCTTAACCTACCACCTGCACCTTGTTCATTAAAATCAATTACTCCCATTGATATACCAAGGTCTGCTGATGGATCTGGATCTGTATCTTTTCCTTTACCTATTTTTAAATCTCCAGATATACCATTTGCAAAACCAGACCTTAAATTACCAACTAAAGCCATAAATCCTGCACCTTGTGTGGTAGGACTATCTGAAAGAAGAGGTCCAAAATCTGCAACTTCCATGTAATTTTCACCACCGAATATACCAGCATGTCTTTTAGCATGAACTAATGGTGATGCAGAATTCACAATATTATCTATAGTAACTGTTCTTGTTTCATCTCGTGGATTCAATTCTTGTAACATCACTTGTTTCGCCTTCCACAATGTTCCTTTGGGTGTTTCTAAAAATGCTTTTAATCTATCAATATCATCGAATGTTCTTGCTACTTGTAATGCCATCCAATTTTCAATACCTTCACCAACTGAATATCGTTCTCCAATGTCCTTCCTAATTAATGGATGAATTCCTGTATAATCAAGAACTTTATATGGCCACTTACCGCCAGTCTTTCCATAATTTATTAAAAATTGAGTTTTTAGATAACTATTTGCATTATAAGTAGGTTCACTACGAGTAGTTATTGTTTGAGTAGTTTCAGTTGGTATGTTTCTCCAAGAACTTCCGTGATTTGGATGAAACTTAGAATTATGTGACCAACCAAATTGGGTATCTATTGAATATAAAGAATTATTATCTGGATAAGAGTGTGGTATAGTATGTGTTATTTGATCCACAGTAAAATCTAAAATATTACTCGGATATTGTTCTGTTATTCCAGGTGGAACTGTAGTTGCTTCTATTGTCGGAACTCTATAATCACCATTCTCATCCATATATATTGATGACCTACCTGCTAATGATTTCAAATCTCCATAATAATTAACACCACCACCAAGTACACCAGCAATATCGTCTGTTCCTATATGAATAGAACCGACTTTCCAAGGCGTAGTAGCTCCCGTTTCGTCAAATAAATCATTACCATATGGAATATTTACAAAATTAACATCAGTTAGTTGAAAGTGGTGTTGATAAACATCATATAACCTACTACGAAGTGCAGTATGGTTGAATGATGCATCTATTGATGTCCATCCCCAATTCGGCGAAGAAATTGACGGTAGTACATCTTCACCTTGAAGAATATCTCCTGCTGATCCAACATATAATCCAGGATAATCCAATAATCTTGAAAGTGGATCAGTACTATGTGCATGTTCTAACTTCGGAGTGTTGTCAAATGGTTCTATCGTAAATTGTTCGGGTCCTGTTGATGTATGTTGTGGTATTACATAAGGTATTTCTTCTGTAAAAGTAAATCCATCAAAATTAGGTGAAGTTAAACCAAATATATTTAAACCAGCACTTCCTCGACTAAATTGTTTAAAAATTGGTTCATTTGGTTCAGATATATTAGAAATATATGCAAGTGACCTATCATAGATAGTATCAATAACACTATCGGGTTTTGGTGAAAGTCCACTTGTATATCCCTTTAATGGTAAAGTCATAAAGTCACTACCATGTGCATCTTCTACTTTTGGAGTTACATTTAATTCTGTTTGATAATCTTGTGTAGTAGGACCAGTTAATGTAATCATATCAACTCCGTGTGTTAATGAAACAACTGGTTCTGAATATTGACTTACATATTCAGCCAACGGAGTTGTCATAAAATCTTCTGCCCATGCGTTTGGTGCTACGGGTGTGAGATTAATTGTTTGTTCTGTAACACTACCATGTGGTCCATTAGAATTTACTGCTGCAATAGTATGTGATAATGGAGTTAATGTATAATTAAGTGGATCACCTATAGCATATTCAGATACTCCCATATCAACTGTAAATCCAAGTGGTGGTCCTCCTGGCGGAATAAATCCTTGTCCTTGTTGAGTTCCATCCATATAATCTGTTACACCATATGGACCTCTATCGGGTGGTTGAGTATTAAGTGGACCAAATTCACTTTCCATATTTACTAGAGCTGATTCGGCTGGTCTATAAAAAGATTTATTTCCTGTAACTATGTCTCCACGAACCGTATATGATTGTGGATTGTCATTTGGGTAAGTTCCAGATCCTATTCCATCATCATGTATAGAATGTTCCGTTTGATGTGGAAATAATTTATCCTTAGTAGAACCATGAACACCACCTTTATTTGGATCAATATCAGTATCATCACCGATTTTATTATATTCAGTCCATTTAAAGTTTTCTAAGTTTTCTGTTAGTTTTACTATACTCATTTATTATCTCTGTTGAAATGCACTTTCTGTTGCCGATTTTTGTCGTCTTGCTTGATCTGTTACTAATTCTGATGTCGGTTGTTTTGCTAATAATGATATTACTGCATCTAATTTAGATTCCATTTTAGAATTGTCTATGTTTACTATTGATTGTTGTTGATTATTCATTGATCCCATAAGATTTGGTGCTGCCATTACATCATCATTTTTAGATAAATTATATAATCCACCTTCTTTTGTGGATATTTGAGTTTTACCTTTTGCTGGACTCATTACGTCACCCGCCGTTTGAAATTTTGTAATTGCTCCTGCTGCTAATGTTCCCATACCAAGTCCAATTCCAGCTCCCCACGCGGCACCTATTCCAGCTTTCGCCAATCTGCCCGGAGCTAAACCTCCGAGTATAAATCCTACAAGAGCACCTACTGCAGTAAGAGTTCCCACAATTATTCCAAATTTTAACATCCACCCCTTTTTAGATTGTTCGGTTGCCTCAGATTCCGTTTTCATAAATTCTGCTAAATTTGCACCACTCAATCCAATGGCATCTCCTAATGACCTACGTTGAACTACACTCATTTTAGCAAATTCAGCTTCTCCACCTGCCTGTATTTTAACTTCTTTCATCATAGCAGCTAAATCACCACTATATGCTAATTGACGCGCTTTATCAAAATTTATTTGACGACCAAGTAATACTGATGCTTCCATTTCTGCGGCTATTGATGATTCCCAATCTAATAATTTATCTGCTACTGATGCTGTTGCATCTAAACTTAATCCCATACCTGCGGCCTGTTTAGCGGCCTCTTTCATATTTTCACCACCATCTTTTGCATAGTCTGCAAATAAATCTGCATGACTGGCGATATCTGCCATAACTTTGCCAGCTGCTAATCCGTCATTTATAAATTCTTTCATCCACTTGGCATTTTGTTCACTTGCCTGTTCTTTTGATAATCCAGTAATAGATTCTTGTAACATCATTACTTTTGCTAAATCAGCGGCTTGTGCTCCACTCCAAAAAGCTTGCCATTTCATACTAAAAAGTAAGGAATTACTTACATCTCGTAAACTACCAAATTCATCAAGAACTGCCTTAGTTTCTTCTTTAAAAAGTAATGCTCCTGCATTAAGTTCACCAAAACCAACACCTAATTCTCGTGCAAAATTAAATGTCGATACTGCCCAACCAGCTATTGCCGTACCAACTGCTATGGCTCCGATGCCTAATTTTCCCGTCCCTTTTTTTGCAGATGATATACCCTTTTTGTGCTCAGCATATTGTTCTGATACTTGAGTTTTACTTAAATCCTGTCCAGCTTTCTCTTTTTGAAATTCATTCCAGTTTAGTACATCACCAGTCGAACCACTCATTGATGAAACTAAATCATTTGCAAGATCCTTACCTTTCCCTTTTTTTGCAGATGATATACCCTTTTTGTGCTCAGCATATTGTTCTGATACTTGAGTTTTACTTAAATCCTGCCCAGCTTTCTTTTTTTGAAATTCATTCCAGTTTAGTACATCACCAGTCGAACCTCTCATTGATGAAACTAAATCATTTGCAAGATCCTTACCTTTAGTTTTAAAATCTAACTTCGAAGCAATAACATCACCAAAAATTGGAATTCGCCTAATCATATCATCCATAGCATCAAATGGCTTCTGAATTAAATCTCGCTGAGCTCCCATAACGTCATTTATTCGCTTTAATTCGTTCTGTTTTTCCTTTGCCATTCTCAATGATAATTCTTCATTTTTCAATCCAAGACGTTGAGCTTCTAAAATATCTTCGGTAAGATCCAAATTACTAAAATTTTCTGTTCCAACTCGTTCTACATTCTCTATTACATCTTGCCATCCTTTTGCAACATTTTGAATAAGACTAATTGATTTTTTTGATAAAACTGTATTCTTTTTACTTAAAGACGCGGTTTTTGCCATAGATATATTTAATGAATTGGTAACAGTGGTCAAATCTCTTCCACTGCCATAAATTTCCTTAAAACTTGATACTATCCCCTTAGATATATCACTAAAGTTTGAAAGTGACTTAACTGAATCATCTGTCATACCAGATAATAATTTTATTTGGTCTTTAACATTACCTATATCCTTATTTAAGTTTTCCCATAAAGCACCATTATCTTTAATATGTTTTCTGGTTTGTTTGTTTAATTTATTCCAATCATCTTCCGATGGAAAATTAAATCGTTCCCACTCTTTTTTGCCTGCCATCAACTATCTCTATTCAATAAAAGAAGATATTGGATTATCTTTTATGTGTTGCTCTAACTCATCTCGTAAGTTATTATATTTCTTTCTAATACGTTTAATTTCTGGATCATTTTCTAACGATTTCATCGCTTTCTTACCACGTTTTTTTGCAACGACACTAAAAAAATTATCTAAAAATTCATTTAAAATTTGTTCGTTTTTTATCTTATACTTTGGCATTATGTTTTCTCCGAATTGAAGTGTAACTAATTGAAATGTTCTCTTATATAAATATCAAAGTAACCAAAAAATATTACTTACGTCGGGGTTTTTTAATAGATGGACCTCTCGTATTAGATTTTTTCATTTGTTTATTGTACGATGATTGTTCGTCTTTGTATTGCTGTTCAAGCCGTTTTAGATAATATAGTCTCAGATATATTGGCATATTATAGACTTCATTGAATGTGAATCCACCTTTGGAATTATATATTAAGGTGAATATTTGGTTGTGTATATCTGGTTTATCTTGAGGTCGAAGGCCAAAAAAACGTGGCGGTTACTGGAACCGCTACCTCCTCAACTTCCCCATTGTCAAGTTCTACTGTAAAGGATAAATCTACGTCTGGTGTTATTGTTGTAAGATATACTCTATATGCAAATGAATCTATTGAAAGAAACTCATTATCAACAAATGAATTTATCACACTGTCATCGCGATTTCCATCTACTGCTATAATAGATGATTTTAATCGTGTTGTAATTTCTGGATCAATTCCTGTACTCTTTGAAATTTTCTTTAATGCTTTTAATTGAGAATCATTTGCCTTCTCATCCCTCTGTGTGAGTAATTTAAAGGTTAATTTTCTCTTTGATCCAGGTAACTTAAAATCAAATTCATTCTTACCCTTTTCATAATCATTAAAATTTATTTTTTTATTTTCAAGTGAAGTTAAGTCAACAGTTTCATCTCTTTTATTACCACTACTTGGATCTACAAAGTCAAATGTATAATCCTTACCATATGCAAGAACTCTTGCTGCTACCATAATTGCATTCTTATCTCCAATTAAAATATCATCAAGGTCTACATCAGAAACTACTAATGCATCTAACAATTTATCTAATACTATTCCCTTCTGAATTAAATTTGTAGATGTCAAAATATCTTCTTCTCTTGCTGTCATGTATTTAACTTCTACTTCCCCACTTGATAATGGATTGTCCTCTGGGTAAAAATATCCCTTTGAAGGCAAACTAATCATTTCAGTAGGAAACTGGCTCTTTTCTTTTGCCATATCTATTCTCCTATGTATTTATATTATACTAATAACCAATTATTACTAAAACTTATACTGGGTACTCTGTTAGGAATACCCAGTTTTAAACTTACTTACTACTTACCGGATTTACCGACTGCATCTCTAACGGAATAAAGACCGAATGATGCTAATAATGTCCAAACAACTTCTGGTACTTGATCTACGTAACCTGTCGCTTGTAAGACACCGATAACACCTGCAATAACTGATGTCCAAATCGTTTTTGACTGATACCATGCTTTATCTTGTAATACTGCCATAATTGACTCCTATTGTTGTTGTTAAAAATTTAAGCTTGGATGTTGTTTCTTATGATGATTATAACACAAAACAACTCCACTTACTTTGTTCCGAACATGATAATCTACAACTTTTTTTACTGGATTATTTTTGCCCGTAAATTTCTTTAATATCTCATTCATCATTTCTTTATTGTGATGTACGTGTAAATCTTTACTACTACCACATTCTTTACACTTAAAACCTGCCCTTTTTAGAATTGGATATTTCCATTCTTTGTATAATTTGTTAGAAGCGTATACTCTTGCTGATAATGGTGAGGTTCCACCTTGCCACTGTGAAGAGTCTTTTCCGTATAAAACTTTAATATTCCCATCTTTCCATTGTTTTTTCATTTTAACTGAACGAGATTTTCTACCTTCAGATGATTTGGCTTCTTTTAATAACCCATCACAATTTTTTCTTACTCGTTCATCTTCAATAGTTAATCCAGCATTCCAAACTTTTCTTTCACCATTCTTAAATTGTTCTCTACGAGTTTTAGATGAGTTATCTATTGCCTTTTGGTTATGTCCCCAGTTATTTTTTATTCTTGCTATGTGCCCCTGTCTATATTCTCTAAAACCATGTCCTATCCAATTGGTTTTCTCACCACAACCACATTTACAGGTTGGATATTCACCATTCAAGTAAAATTTAACATAAAAATCTTGCGATTTAATTTTATGAGTTCTACCGTTATGTTTTCTTAACGAATCATATGATTCAAACTCTCTATTACAATTACACTTAAACACAATCACTTAAAGTAATACTTTAATCAAAATTGTAAAATCGCGTAGTCATATCTCAATGTAAGAGTTACATCAACGGGATCAGTTGTATTTGACCAATCCAAATCACCAAAAGTAGCGTTGGTAATCCAAGTACCTTTAAGCGTCCATTCTTCAACTTTATCACCTACAGGACCAAGAACGTTAATAGTTACATCCTTCTTATAGAAATCTGTATATCCATCACGACCTGTTACTGATTCATGCCCTAAACGAATCCATTCCATACACGCCTGTGCTGCTGATGGGACTACCGGATCATAAAGAGTAATTTCAAGTTCTTCCCACGCTCCCTTTCCTTTAACATATCGTTTTACGTTAATGTGATCTAATTCTATTGTTTCAAATGCAATTGTAGGTCTATTCGCAGTCTTAATAAGGTAAGCTGGAATACCCTCAATGTACATGATGTATCTGTTCTTCGTTTTTGGTTCAAACGGAGTGAACATTATTTCTGACGGGTCTAATAGCTCTGGCATCTCTTGTCTCCAATTAAATTTTATTTTCTTCTACTATAAATATCAAATTTCTAAAAAATCATTATATTCATTTTTCATAGTTTTATAGAAGTTTTTAATTTCTACTCATATATAAATATAACAAGCAACAAAAAACTCCTCAAAAAATTAAACTATTAATTCATATTTTAAATGACCACAATCCCATATTCGGTCATACCCATTTAACTGCATATTTTGCCATTCTGTTAAATTTGGATCAAATGATTTTAATTTATCTTTAATTACATTTTTTCTAAAATTAAATCTATGCTTTCTCATTCCATCTATAATATACCAATATCCAGGAGCTCCATCTGATATTTTAGTAAATCCTAAATTTTCATAGAGTACACCAGTATTCCAACGTCTATCAGAATAACTTATTATAGTTTTTGGATTGTTATTTTTAATAAAATATTTTAATAATCTATTAGCTATACCAGTTATTTGATATTTAACCGCAAACCTACTCAATTCAAAATCAGTATCATCGACGTTTCTGCTACCCAATGCAATTCTTCTTTTACTGAATGTCATAACTGAAACTAATTCATCATTATAATATGCTCCTACCTTAACTCTACTTTTATCTTCACCTTGGATGTGTATTTCATTTAAAAAATCATTTTTATCTTTCGGGTTTATTTCTTTAAGTATACATTTACGAGCAAAAATCGTTGTTTTGGAAATTCCTAATATATGCTTTAATCTACTTTTTACTACACATCGCTTATTCATCCACTCATCTTCAAATATTTGTATAAGTCGTACTCCATTTTTATTACACCTCTTTGTTTTATTTAAATGATAATTTTTATCTTTACCATTAAGTTCAGAGTGCCAATATAGACCATTGTATTCTATTGCAAGTTTTTTAGAAGGAATGTAAATGTCTAATTCTTTACCGCTTAAAATTATTTTATCGTTTTCTATTATTTCTATAGTTGGAAGTAACTCCTGTACATACTGGAATATTTCTTTTTCTGCTAATGACGTACTCTTTAATGGATAACATATATTACACCTTGGTATTTTGCCATTATTTAAATGATCTTCAAATATTAAATTACATATTTTGCATTTAAATTCATATCTACCAACTATTCCATTATAATCTTCTATGTTAAACATTGGAATTATTTTATCTTTAAACGGTGTATTATTTAACAATTTATTAAATACCTTTATAGCATGATCCCTTTTGAATTTATCCGTTTTACTATAATTATCTACTCCATATTTAAGTAAGCAAGTCTGTTTCATTTTTTCTTTATTTATATAGTTTTCGTCACCATACTTTTCTAATTTAGTTTGTTTAGTTTTTTTAGTATTCACATAATTTTCATTACCATGCCTTTTTAATTTAGTTTTTTTAGACTTTTTAATAAATTCACCAGTTTGACAATATAACTTTCCATCGTATTTTTTCTTTTGAGCTATTATAGATAATTCAATTCTACTTTTAATATTTTCTGGTGTTTTGCTCCAGTTTTGTTGACATTCCCACCCACAAAATTCTTTAGTATTTTTTTTATATGCTACAAATTCTTTTTTACACACTTTACATTCACCTGATCTACGGGAATCATTATACCTTCCTTTATCTCTACATTTAATTGAACAATATTTGCCACGATTACCTTTTAATTCTTTGGGTCTAATTAAAAATAATTCATTACATATTATACACAATTTTTCTATTTGAGTTGACCGGGCTTTATTAGAGCATGCTCTATCACAAAATAATTTATTTTCTGGTATTTCTTTTTTACAATATTTACATAAGTTATTCATATTATCATCTATCCTACACTAATTATAACTATAATTATAGGTAAATTACAAAAACTACCTAATTAATTTAACTTTTTTGTATAAGAAACAAAAAACCCCAAATATAAAATCTGGGGTTTCTCTTTAACTGCTGTTTGATTTATAGTTTTAACTTGGGAAAACCGCTCCTGTTGGTAAAACGCTGAAGTCCAAAACAATAAATTCTGCCGTTCGAGTTGGTTGGATAAAAATTTGTCCTACCAACTGGTTTCTGTCGACTACATCAGGAGTATTATTACTGTCATCCATAACTACCTTAAATGCTGATAAACCACTGTTTGCCTGTACTGATTCTAAGAACGGATTCACAATGTTCAAGAAACGATTTCTCGTCGCACTTGTATTTTGTTCGAAAACCAAGTATCTACTTGAACTTGCAATGAACTTCTTCAACTTGATTAACAATCTACGAACATTCACACGATCAAGTGCTGATGGTCTTGCTTGGAGTGTTTTTTGTCCCCAAACTACTACACCTTGACCTGGGAATGAAGCGATTGGATTAACTCTATCTTCATAAAGAGCATCTCTTTCTTCGTGAGTCAATCTTGTTTGTGCTTCAAGTACAGTTGTTAAACCACCACGATTCAAACCTGCTGGTGCGAACCATTCGTGTGCTACTTTATCTGTGTAAGCTATTACACCAGGTAACACTACTGAAGGTGGAACCCAAACTGGAAGTGCTGTATTCCTATCAACAATCTTTACCCAAGGGTAATAAGTTGCTGTATAATTACTATCAAGTGAAGTAATCGCGTTTGTTGCAGTTGATATGGAAGCACCCTTAATTGTACAATCTAATACATAAAATGCATCGCCACGCTCTTCACATTTGGCAATTGCATAATTCGTAATTTTACTATGTAATCCGTGAATAATACCAGGTGTTACCAACATATTGATATCAAATTCATCAGGATTACTGATTGCATTAATTGCTTTCTTATAAGCAGTTGAACCAGCAGTTGATGAAGTTGAACAATCAAATCCTTGTGTATTTGTATTCACAATATCAGCTCCTGTGTATTTAGGTGCTGCTGGATTTATACTATCGAATCCACCTTGAAATGGAACAACGAACTTTCTCTGTTTAATATGAGAAAGTGTAAGTGTTACCTTTTCAGTTCCATCCGAATAAGTATCAGTACCATATCCATGATTGCCAGAAGTTGTACCGTTAAAATCCTCAATACTCATACTGACTTGTGAACCAGATCCAAATGAATTATGTGGTGCTAAATACTGCCTTGCATCTATATTTGAATAATCATGTCCATAAGGTACATCATCATCATATTCATTTGATGCATTTGACTGTGAAGCTTTAAATGCCCATACTGGTACAGATGAATCATCACTACCAAATGGATTCATAATTGCTTTATGTCCCATTGGAACTACCGTTACTGGTAATTCTCTATTAGATATTGCTGAATAATCAGATACATAAATATGTTTAGACAGATTTGGCCAATCACCATTATAAGTGAGTTTACCATCTGAATCTATTGTTACATACCTATCACCAATTCGTCTTGCAAAGAAATTAGGACTTGTAGGATTAAAATTCAAATTATCCCATTGTTCTATTGGATTACCCTTTAACAGGTCATTGTTAGACATATTATCATCCAATCCAGTTTCTCTTAATTGAACTGAAAATGAACCAAAATCACTACCTGCAATTGTACCTGCTTTCTTAATATTCAAAATAACAATCTTAAATTTGTTATTTACATCACTACCATGTGAACGAGAGTTAACTTTAAATAAATCATATCTACCACCATTAATCAACTGTGATTGAATTTCTGGTGTTACTGCATTTTGATATGTTATTCCTAAACTCAAAGTTCCATCTACTACAGATACGGTATCACCTGATGAATATCCTTGGCTACTTTGTGCATATTTAAAGTTCTTATACAAATATGATGATACAGTATTTTGACCAGACTTTTGAACTTGTGCATCTGAACTAAATACTTCATCAATATATGTATATCCAGTAGGTATAGTACTTCCTGTATTAAATGAAATTTTATATACATTCTGTGAACCATCTGCTGTTAAACTTTTTTCACCCCAATTACTACCACTAAGTGTTAATGTAGCTGCGTCCCAATTACCAGTAATAGTACTTCCTTCTAAATCTGCAGTTCCATCTGAACCACCACGAGATGGTGCTAATAGTGCAACTGTTTTACCACCTGTTGCTGATGCTCCACCTGCAAGAGTGGTAGTTGTACTACCAGATTTAAAAGTAAAACTATTTGCTGCCGTACCTGCACTGGACCCACTTATCGAAATAGTTGCTGTTGTTCCTATTCGAGCTACAGTAACACCCGTTCCCGATACAGTACCTATCTCTGTTACCAAGTTTGCAATACCGGTACTACCAGTCGCTGCTAATGAACTACTTCCTACGAAAAAGTATGTATTTCCAACATCATCTGGAACTGGTTCATTTGATGCTACAAAATTATAAGTCGTTGCGCCACTACCAACAATTGTAAATGTATCACCATCAGACATATCTGTAATGTGAACTGATGCTGATGCGTATGTGGCCGATGTTGCGGTTCCTACCTTAATTGCAAGACTATCAACTGAATAACCGGCTGTGTTTAACACACGAATTATTGTTACAGTTCCTGCACTTCTTAAATATTGTTCTACCGCGTACGGCGTGTAATAATTTGAGACTCCATTTTTATCGGACGTAGACCCAAACACTTCTTCAAACTCAGGAAAAGTACGAATAACTGTTGGAACAAATGCTGGACCTTTTACGGTTGGTCCAATTATTGCTGCTCCAATGTTTGCAATTCCTTGAGGTAGAAATGATAAATCCCGTTCCCTGGTGAAAACACCCGGACTTACAATCCTTTCGCTCATGTTATTTCCCCCATATTAGATTTATTATACATTATTATTCTCCTAATTTAATATTAAAGTTGATGAAACCATGTCAGTTATTCAATAAATTGACAACATTTTCTTTAGAAATATCACTCTCCAAAATGAAGTATAGACTAAAAAAATATCTAACTATAAATATAACCTAAACCACTCAAACGATTAGTTTAGAGGAGATTATTTTAAGTAGTTTCTTTTGTTACTTCTGGTGTTTCTGTAGCTGTGAAAACCCCTGTTGATGGGTCTAATGAACCTGGTCCATACTTTTTATTCAAATCATCAACTAACTTTCGTTCTGATTCTTGTACACCAACATATTCAGATTCTAATTGAACTTCTGAAGATTCTAATGAATCAAGTTGTTGTTGAACTAATAATCGTTGAACTTTTAATTGCCCAAACTGAAGTTGTTTTTGTTGATATGAACTTTGTAAGTCTTGTAAAGATTTTAATTCATCTTCTGTAAACTTTGTTTCTTTATTTGCCATGTTATAACTCCTACGTTATTTGTGTTGTTAATATATATATATTAAATTTTGAAAAACCTATTTTAAATGACTAGGGTGTCCTATATTCTTTAGATTATTTTTTATTGCTAATTTATGTTTCTTATCAAGATTGTTATCTTTACTTAGTTTATATGTTAATTCCTTGCTTTCTTCAATTCTACCTATATGCCATGAAGCAACTGATTTTTGGAAAAGTAAATGATGGTCCTCATTATAACCCAAGTACTTATTAGTTACGTTTTTTGAGTTTTCTAAGAATTCTAATCCACACGATGCCATTGTATATGCTTCCTGCCACTCATAGTTGCTTTCATGTAATCTGCTTAAAAAGTAATATGCTTCAGGTCTAGTTGGGATTAATGAAACTGCATGTAACAATATACCCTTTGCTGAATAATCTCTACTACCTGGTATTGTCAAACATACTGATCCGCAGATTAAGGATTCGTATGCTAAATCATCGTTTTTTGTTATCTCAGCAGACTTTAAATAAAATGATAATGCTGTTGCATATTGACCTAATTTGCCATATTCATATCCGAGTTCAAAGCATAATATATCTGAGCTTGGGTTTCCTATGTAATTTAATAATGCTTGTTTTAAATGATTCATGATGGTTCTACTCCATTTTCACAGTATTTACATAGTTCAAATTAGAATACAATACTTCATCAAATATATACTTTTCTGCATTTTTTGTTACATCATTTTTACATATCATTTTATCTATAGTCTTATTTAATATTAAATCAGGATGTACCCACCAATCTTCAAAGTTATCTGTGTCGTTTGGTGCTATGTTACCTGCTATTAAAATGTAACCGTGGGATTGTAATAGTTCTCTAGATTCTTTTCTTACTGACTTTGTGCTATCCACATAATTATCATGTTCGAATGTAATAACTGCAAATTTATATTTATCAAATGGGATTAACTTGAGTATTTCAAATGAAACTTCAGGTGGATCACAATCTATCTGTAAGTAGTCTATATTTTTTCCTACATTAAAAGACTTTAATATTTCTTCATAGTCTACTTTTAATGCGTCTTTACATAATACTAAATTATTTCGTTCATTTGAAAATTCATTTACTAACTCTTCAGAAATGTCTAATGATATACCCACCCATCCAAATTCTACCTCTAGTAGTGCAGTATTATTATTATAGAAGGGTTCTGCAGATCCTATTTCTAAATATGATCCTTTTCTTTTGCCTTCTAACATACTCAATACAAACATATCCTGATACGCCTGTGAGTAGTTGATGTCAATATTATTAGAACCTTTAAACTTATGTCTCAAGTTTTCATATTTTTTGCTATTATACTTAACACTTGGGAATTCTATAACATTTTCTTTTTTATTGATTTGTATAGTATAATTATCAAGTAGATCATTAATAATGTTATTAGGGGTTTTTAATAAATATGCGCCATTATCTTGAAAACCAAATGATATTAATAAATCATCACCATTAATAGCTGCACCTGTACAGAATTCTATTTGGCCATCCATGAATTGAAATTCAGCAGTAACTTTTACAATATCCCAATCATCATCCCATAAAATAATTCGGTGTTTATACATTGCGTCCTTGCAAGCATCACCTCTACCAGTAAAATACCAATAGTCAACTTCATGTGTTATTCCTAACCAAAAATCACCCCATTTTATAATATGTGAGCTTCCTCTTAGTTCTCTGGGTAAATCGATCTTTGTTTTTGATTGATATACTGTCTCACTTCTACCTGTTTCTGGGTCTACCTTCACTAACTCAGTTGGATTTGCCCACTTTATGAAATGATATGGCATATCTAATACCGGCATCCAATTTTTTTCACAATATGATATTGGATTGTTGAACTGTTCTATTCTAACTCTTGATATTTCATTGTAATTTTCATCAAGTTCTGATAGTTCCATTCTACCCTCACCATTATCTTTAACATCTCGTCTGACACCACATAGATATAATTTAGCATCCCATCTAACTATTCTAGCATCTTCTAATCCAGTAAATGTCCATACCGGTTCTACATCTAATTTTGAAGTACCTACTTTATAATGTGTCTTGATATCGAGATTACTGTCTAATTCACACACGTAATTTGTAGTTTTTAGTCTTAGGTCGTCTTCAGGATGTAAGTATGAGAGGGGTCCCCACCTTGATTGGAATTTTCCCCAATTTTCTTGATCCATATAGTATTGTGATCCTACTGAGTGATACAATAGATAGTCTACATGCCGTACATTTACTATTATATTGTCTTTATCAACATATACAGACGGATTACATAACCCTGTACCATTTGTTTCATTGCTTGGTATTATAAGTGGATGAATAGATCCGCCGGATTGGATTGCCTTTTTTGCTAAATTTTTAATAACATTTCCCATAACTGTTTATTTATATATATCAAGAAAATATTCAAAACATCATATTATTTTACCAGGGTAATCCATTTCCTTTAGTTGGTGTAATAGATTCAGATAACTGCGTATTAAGATTAGCTTCAGTTTCTTGTAAAGAGCCAGTTCCAAGTGCAGCTTCACACCATCCAACAGCATTCGCTTCTGTAACATCTGAGTATGGTATAAAACTACCGGTGTTGGGTGAGTTCAATGATATTATTCCTGTATTATTCGCATAATAAATAACCGCATTTTCACCAACCCCAAATGATGTTGATACCTCGCAGGAATAATGAAGTGCAGTGCATACATCATCTAAACCGTCTTGACTTATTACTCTATCTATGTTTAGTATTTTTGTTTTCATTTTAATTGTTATCCTATTATTGTGTGCTATATTGTAATTTTTATCTATTCAACATCTTTAAATTTGTATTTGTCTGCCATTTTGTTTCCTTTATGGTTCTACGGGGTCTGCCCAATTAGCATCTGTGCTAAGTATTTCAAGCATTTCCTCAATATTATATTCGACTGACTTCGTTGTCAGAGAATTGAGAGATGATGGCATTTCACCATCGTACTTCAAAAATGTTTTTTCTTTATCGTTTGAATATCGTATTGTATCAATAGAATCTTCGATTACTTGTGAAAAATCAATTATAGCTATCTCAGAGACATCGAGAAAAATATACTTATAATCCATAACTACCCTTCTGAGCGTTGTAATTTGCTAACACTTCTGTTGCTGTTAATACGTCGGAATACCACCACATATTCCCTAACCTACCATTCCATTGATAAGCTGCTGAGTATGGAGTCCCGCTTGAGCTTGTTGGATGGCGAAAGCCACGTCCCGCCCCTACATATCTCCAAACATTACTCCCTTGACTCCAACTTGAAGCATTCTGACTCAAAACGTGGCTTATTGTTTGTAAAACTCCATTTTTGTAAATTTTTGGTGTAACATTATTCGGGGATGTTCCAGAAATAGTAATGCACCAATTTTCCCAAGTATCAGTCGAGTGTGTTGAGCTGTTAGCGTACCAAAATTCTGCCTTATTTCCTCCGTATAAAAATAGACCCATTGTATTTGTCCTACCGTAGTGTGCCGATGAACCTACAACATGCATACCCATGGGTTTTCTTGAGTCCGTCCCAAGCCATCCCATTGGTCTTTGATGGTTGGTTGACCCATTATCTCGATAGAGCCAACAACCCATACTAAAAGTTCTCGTTCCGCTTCCTCCAGTAAAACTTGAATCATCATTATCAAGTGTAGTCCAATTAATATAATCATTTGTACCATCTAAGTTAAAGTAAGTAATACCTCCCACAGTAACGACACTTGTACCATTCGTCATTGTGCCAGTATTAGAATTACCTGATTGGTCAGTAATAGTTGAGTTTACTACGTCGGTTGGATCTAAGTGAGAAACCAAACCGCTTGTCGTAAATCCGGATTTATCGTGATCATAAGAATACCATTCAGACATAGCGTATGGAGTGGTAATATCTGGTCTATTTGCCGGATCATTATTTGTATTTATAGTGGCATATACTCCCTTTTGAGCGGTCTGCAATGAGTGCTCAAGCATTGATTCTCGATCCAATTCATCATTAACTTGACTTGCTGATATTGGACCACTTGCAGGAAGTGCCATATTTATAGTTTCCCTATTTTAACTTTTAATTCATCAATTTGAATTTGCTGTTCTTTTATAGCCTCTATTAAAAGGCCAGTTATATTTCCATAAGCGACAGATTTCATTCCCTTTTTATCATCAAATACTACTTCAGGAATTATCTTTTCTATTTCTTGTGCAATTACACCAATTGATTTTTTATCGTCACCTATTTTATTAAACTCGACTCCCCTTAATTGATTTACTTTATCTAACGCTGAGTCTATTGTTTGAATATTTTCCTTAATTCTTTCATCTGAAAATGCTATAATATCACTTGTTGCTCTGATCGTACCAGTTACATCTAAGTCGTAGGATGGGGATGTAGTTTTTATACCCGTATCTCCTCCACCATTTCCTATGATAATATCATCAGAGGAATACCAATTTAAGGCACACTTTCCAGTACCTGTGCCATAAGAGTCCATGATCAGGTAACCACTATTTGATGATGTAGCTTTTATATTTGGGGATCCTGAAGTTCTGCCTAAATTTAAACCGACACCAGAAAGTGGGGATATAGTCGAACTCCAGGATGTTACGCTTCCGTTAACATCAAGTATACTTCCATTAAATGTAAGATTAATTTCACTATTTAAACCAGTAGATGTACCAGTAGACGTAATTATTCTATTATTACTTGCAAAAGATATGTCAGTAGGGCCTGTAGGTCCTTGAGATCCTTGAGATCCTTGAGATCCTTGAGATCCTGTAGATCCAGTTGTTCCTTGAGTTCCAGTGGATCCAGTAGATCCAGTTGTTCCTGTTGTTCCCTGAGTTCCAGTGGATCCAGTAGATCCAGTTGTTCCTGTTGTTCCCTGAGTTCCA